ACACGCTCAGCGGAAAAACAGTCACTATCTCTGAGACAACAACAGAAGAAGTAATTATTGCCTATACTTACAGAATTCTGCTCAGTAAGGCAAAAGCGGTTGTTGCCGACGTTGTAATGCGTGAACTTAACACACCGGCGAACCAGGTACCGGCCACCCAGTATTCAGAGGCGGCAGGAAATGTTTCGCAGTCCTACACAATACCAAATTCTTCTGGCAGAATTACCTTGTGGCCGAGCGACCTTAAATCACTCGGTCTCAAGCGCCAGAAGATAGGCTCACTTCCGTTAATGAGGTGATTATATGTTACCTTCGTTCTTTCAGCAAGATATAACCGTCATACGTCCGGGCACGACAACCAGCAGAGGTTCAACGGTCTATGATTGGACCAAAACAACCACTCATAGCATTGCCGGTTGTTCCGTTCAACCTGCGAGCACGACGCTTGACATCAACGGAAGGGTCCTCGGTATTTCTGAAGGATTAACCGCATTTATTCCGTATGATTCCGACGTTCAAGAAGGCGACCGAATCGTCTATGACGGCGACACATACACCATTGAAGGTGTTCCGCAACCCTCAATATCTCCGACCGGTTCTATATCATCTATTAAGTTACACCTGAAGAGGTGGGAAGGATGAGCAAGTTCAAAATAACTGAATGGAACCACTCCGGTTTCGAACAGATTCTTTGCTCGGACGGAGCAAAAAGAGCATGTGAAGATATTGCGACACAAATCAAGGACAATGCGGACGCGGGTCTGACTTCTAATGACACTCCCGGATTCGCAATAGGCGGTAAAATCGTGAAAGCATACAAGTCAAACCGTTGGATGTATTTTGTTCACACAACAGACGCGGCAACAATGATTGCTGAACAACAAGACCAAGTATTAAGTAAGGCGGTGAATTAATGACTCGACCGATAGATGTAGAAGATGCAGTCAGAAGCGAACTGGTTGCGGCAGGATTAACTGCTTATTGCAGACCCCTTCCTGCTTCATATGCGCTTCCAAGTATTCTCGTTACTGCAACAGGCGGTAACCAGGAAACAGACTGGCATGGTATCGATGTGCTCGACAATTTCACCGTCAATCTTACTTGCCGAGGCGAAGACAACGGAACAGCGCTCGAATATCTCCGTTCCGCAATCGGCATATTACAGAACTCAGCTGGTGGAACACTCGCCAGCGTAAGAGTCAATTCAATTTATTCCTGGGGCAGAGATGCAACAAGGCCTGAACTCGCCATGTGTGCTTCGACCATTATTGTAACCGCTCGCCCCGAAACAACTTCAAATTAACAGGAGGACACAACATGAGTTTTGCAGCTAATATAGGCATCGGCGACGCAACCGGTTACTTCGGATATGGAACAGCAGGAAGCGCCGCAACTCTGTCCGATGATATCCTTATCTCACAGGACGGTATCACACTCACTCCGCCTTCACACGAGGTTCTTAAAGATTGGGCAAACAAAGTCATTCGCTCAATGCCCGGCGAGGATCTTCCCACAGTGCAGGCTAATTTCATCACAAACTCCAAAGAAGTATTCAAACTTCTGTTCGGTGGCGATGGTGACAAAATCAGTGCATCAATCGTTCCCGAAAATCATTCGTTCATTTTCCAGATTGCTGACGGTGACGATATTATTACAATCTCAACCACAAATGGTGTAGTCCGTGAAGTAGCGGATACCAGTTTCGTTTCAAACGAAGTGATTACCTGGAATGCTACAATAGAAGCTGACACCTGGACCATCGAGAAGTCAACCGCTTCCGTATAATAATTGAAGGAACAAAAAAATGGAAATTACTTTAAAGAAACCCGAAGTGGAAACCTTGAGAGTCAATATAGGCGAAGGAACCTACGAGATACCTCTTGGCGCTTCTCTGACTGTCTCAGATTATGCATCTCTCAATAGCTTCGAAGGAACAATTGCATTTTACAAAAAATACATTCCGGAAGAAGTCGCTGACTCACTGACTTTTGACGAGTGGAATCAGATCACTGAGGCATGGACTAAAGCAACAAAGAAAAGCGGGAGAATCAGCTCGGGGGAATGATTGGCCTTGCAGCGTTCGTCAACGAACACTACGAGGCAGTCGATTATGATCTTTTAACGCAGACTGGAATGAGTCTGAGTGACGTTGGGGGCAGGCTAACTTGGTCTGCCCTCTATTCGTTTATTAGGAAAAACAACAATGGCGCGTTAATGCGTGAGCTGAGACCGGACATTGCTCAATGGTCCACAACCGCAAAGACTAACGCGATTTTAGCAGATATATATGACGTGCTCTCGGCAATTAACGCGAATCTCTGCGCGAAAGGAAGCGGAAAGAGACCGAAGCGTCCTAAACCGTATCCAAGACCGGTCGAGCAGAACAAATCAGAAAGAAAATTCGGCACACCGATGCCGATAGACGTACTACACAAAAAGATATTTGGCAGGTGATTTAATTGGCCAATATGATAGAAATTGCGAAAGCCACGGTGACTGTTGTCCCTAATATGGAAGGCTCGCAGAAAGTCATAAAAGAGGGTCTTTCAGAAGCGGGAGAAACAGCCGGTACTAAGGCCGGTACCATAGCCGGAGCCAGTATGGCGAAGTCCATCGGCAAAGCGGTAGCAGGAACGGCAATAGCAGCGAAAGTCGGAAAAGGAATGGCTGACTCGTGGAAGGAAGTTGATTCCGCACTCGATACTGTTGTAGTTAAGACCGGAGCAACTGGAGAAAATCTTGAATCGCTCGGAGACTCAATGAAGAGGGTTGCTTCTTCCCTTCCGACAGACTTTGCGGCGGCAGGCGATGCAATAGGCGAGGTCAACACAAAATTTGGCTTGACAGGAACGGAGCTCGAAGAACTTTCGGCACAGTTTATAAAATTTGCAGCTATAAACAATACAGACGTTTCAACATCAGTCGATACGGTCGCGAATACTCTGGCGGCTTTCGGTCAAGATGCGTCAACTGCGTCTGAGGTCCTCGATGCAATGAATGCTGCCGGTCAGGCGACTGGAATCGGAATGGATGAACTCGGCACCGCCCTGCAGAAAAACGCGGCAACCTTCAATGAGCTGGGAATGAGCGTTCAGGATGCAGCGGGACTAATGGCGACATTTAACGCTGCCGGTCTTACAACAGCGGACGCATCAGCTGCGCTCAGAACCGCATTCAAGAATGCAGCAGCAGACGGAAAAGATCTGTCAACCGCGATAACGGAATTCGGTGCGGTTATGGACTCAAGCGCTTCGAGCACTGACAAGATGCAGGCCGCAATTGACCTGTTCGGAGCCAAAGCGGGACCGGCTATTTATAACGCGTTTGCTGAAGGAAAAATCAGTGCGGAAGATTTCAGCGCGGCAATGGAGAATGTTGCCGGAAATGTTTCAAGCACATTTGAGGCAACGATTGACCCGACAGACCGCTTTCAACAGGCTATGAACGGACTCAAGACGGTAGGTGCTGAACTTGTAGAGGCACTTATGCCTGCGTTTGACAGTATTCTTAGTGTTGCCATTCCTGCAATTCAAAAAATAGCCGAAGGATTCAGCTCGCTTCCGAGCGGAGTTCAGACAGCCATTGTTGCTTTCGCAGGAATCACAGCGGTTGTCGGTCCTGTCGTTTCTGCTCTCGGAAACCTCACAGGGATATTCGGCAGTATAGGCGGAGCAGCCTCTTCAGCCGCAGGCGGAATCGGAAGCATCGGAAGTTCAGCGGCTTCGGCGGCAGGTGGTGCGGCATCGGCAGCGAGCGGATTCGGAGCGATGGCAGGGTCTGCGCTTCAGATAGTAGCACTCGGAGCGGGACTTGCGCTGGCGGGTGTAGGTCTGAAACAGATGGCAGACGGTGCGGTTGAAATCGGAAACGCTGGATTTCCTGCTGCTGCGGCAATGCTTGAACTGGTTGCATCGCTCGGTGCGCTGATGGGTATTGCGGCGGCTCTCGGTCCTGCATTAACAGCAGGGGCGGCGGGAATGCTTGCGTTTGGTACGGCTGCGCTCGAAATAGGCGTAGCGATTACAGCGGTTGAACTCGGTCTTGCGGCTCTGACTGAAGCGTTTGCGAGCCTTGTTGATGCAATCGGAAGAAATGCAACCGGACTCTCCACGGTAATTGACGCATTAGGTGCTTCAATTGGCTTTGTTATTGATAAAATCGGCGGAGCTATCTCGGGTGTCCTTGATTCTTTTGCAAACATCATCAAGAGCATTGGCGAAGCGGCAGAGGCGAGCGGCTCGGGAATGCAGAAGTTTGGCGATGGTATTGCTACAATCGTAAACTTGAAACTCGGCGACTTGGTCGCATCGCTCGGAGCAGTGGCGGCGGGTATTGCAGGCATTGCAAAGAACTCTGACGGAATTGCATCCGTGACTACTTCAATTCAAACGCTCCAAACCGCTCTCAAGACCTTTGCGGCACAGTCAGAAGAAATCGTGCCTCAGTTTGCGACCGCTCTGTCTGAAGCGGTTGAAACGGTCACATCGGGACTCAAGGAATTACAAGAAGCATTCGCCTCAACGAAATTCGAATTAAATATGCAGTTGAAACTTCCACATTTCAAGATGTCGGGAAGCTTTGACGCAAAGACAGGAAAAGTTCCGAGCGTATCGGTTGAATGGTACGCCAAAGCGGCAGAACAGGGTGCGATATTCTCCTCTCCGCAATTGATCGGTGTCGGCGATGCACGGCAACCCGAAATGTTAGTCGGCGAGCAGACATTGTATGACAAGATTTCGCAAG